ACTATTATGGCCGATTTCCCATGAACCTAGATTTTACTTTATTAAATTTATTTTATGTATGATATTACAAAAAGTTCAAATTCTAGTTACGTCGACGATTTTAATTTAATTAAAGTTGTCAAAAAGAAGATCATTCCTTATTATACAGGAGGAAAATCCGATTATGTCGATAAAACTAAAACCAAAAAAGGTTCGTTTCAAGATGTCGGAGGTTGTTTCGGACCTGTTGACTCTAAGTTTAAAAGGTACAGTCACAGTCGTTCTCCTTGGATCGACAGTGAAATTTGGAAGGTTGTTGAATCACAAGATAGATCAATCCTACCAAAGAGAATTAAATGCGGAGAAGTCGTATTCACAAATTCGGGAGGAATTTGTTCAAGAGACGGGAATTTCAGAAGAAAATTCGAAAACGAAGTTGACTCCATGGATTCAAGATGCTGGAAAAGTTACACCCGTGATACGAGATTTTTATCTACTTCAAAAAGAAATAAGATCTCCAAAGCAGGAATACAGTCAGCAAGAGAAATTGGAGCAATATCAGGAGATAATGGGAGAAAAATTCCCCTTAAAGGAGAGTTAGATTTTTGCGTTCGCTCGATCTCAAAAAATACTAACTCTGGACACCCGTTTTTCGGACGTAAAAACAACGAAAGGAATATAAAAGACACTATACATTGGTTGGAAAATATCACTGAAAGACCTACAACTTATTCTGTTTTTAACAATCCAGTTATACAGTTACCTTGTCATATATTTCATAGATTCCAACCTTCCATAGACGATGATGAAAGAACAGTCGAAATAAAAATTCGTGCTGTTTGGTGCCAACCACATCGAATCATAGCCTTAGAAAATTACTTTTTCTACTATATTTTAGAAGAAATTAAAGAAAAATGTAGAAATAGTTCTTGTCCTGTCTATGCTACAGGTATAAGCGATTTCGAAATTTCTAGGATGTATATTGCTCGATTTAGGGATTTTCTTTATTTAAATGAAAATCTAAGTGATAAAGTTAGAAAGAACTCACTTTATAGTATGGATTATAAAGCTTATGATCAAACAATTCCGTTATATGCGTTTGATTTATGGTTTTCAATTTGTTTTTCTTCTTTGCGAAAGCATTGTTCGAAAGAAATTACCAAACTTTATAATATACTGAGATTATACCTAAAATTTACTCCTTTTGTTCATAAAAATCGAATATGGATGAAACATACTGGTATTTCTTCAGGTTCCTTATTAACTAACGTTATAGATACCTGGTGGAATAACACTTTGTGGATTTTATCCCTATCTATGTTAAATTGTTTATCTAAAATCGACACATTAAAACAATTTTTAAACGAAGTCACTTTTGACTTTGAAGGAGCGTTCGATTTTGCTTTCAAAGTTACTAATAGAATTTCATCGATCGAAAAACATAAGGCTTTTTGTGGAGATGATGTTTTAATGTGGACTTCTAAGGTACATGTTATTATACACAAACTTGTTTGTGAATTCTTTGATATGTCTATTGAAATATTCAACGAAACCACTAGGGCTTCCGATGATATTTTCTTTCTTGGTAGATTTTGGGAGAGTGACAATAAACAAAACCAGACGGACTTTTACATTTTAATCCATTTATTATTTCGTACAAAATTCTATAAACTGGAAGATGTAGATTTTAATGCTTTTGAAGAAATTAATATTCATAGGACATTATCTATTTGTACCAGATTAAAGAATGGTTTTGGTTTTATTGAAAGATACCTAAAAAATTATGAGGAATTACATGATTTTATCGCTTCGAATACAGCTTTTACTCTTTTAAGAGAATGGCCGCAATCTGAAGATGGTTACAAGAAAATTATGCCAATAGATTTCTTTAACCTTGAAAAAGTTTAGG